AACTTGACGAGTGAAATGCTGACCAGCCAGCGGAACTTAATGTTCCAGCAGGTGCAGCAGACGAATGAAAGTTTGTAGCTTCTAGTGTTGAAACATCTATTGTTGAGGGTAATCTTGCATTAGCTAAAGTTCCTGATGAAATTAAACTTGCATTATTATTGACCGATCCTGTTGGTCCAGTTGGTCCAGTTGGTCCAGTTGGGCCTTGACTGCCTTGCGGTCCTTGCGGTCCAGTTGGTCCAGTATTTCCAGTATTTCCAGTATTTCCTTGTGGGCCTTGAGGTCCTTGCGGTCCAGTCGGTCCAGTAGGCCCTGCGGCTCCTTGAGGAATAGTAAAATCAAAAGTTGCTGCACTAGACGATCCAGAATTAGCAACAGAAGCATTTGTCCCTGCATTTCCAGTGCTTGTACTGCCAACAGCTATTGTTGCCGCAGCCCCAGCAGGGCCAGTGGGTCCAGTCGGACCTGTAGGACCAGCACTTCCACCTCCTGATATTTCAGCTACGCTTCCATCATCTTTTTTCGTAAATAATTTACCATTATCGGTTCTTACAGCTACTTCACCTGTTACTAAATCACTTGCACTTGGATCGCTACCGCTTCCATTTTTTAATTTAATTGTATTTGCCATTGGTTCACCTCCCTATGATTTGATTTTAGTAAGTGCCCCCATTAATGTCGAACCCAGAAGTTGATCCGTCTTCAAGAAATGTGACCAAATCGCTTAGTGCTACTTGCTTCATAGTCCCAGCATCGTTAGTTACAAAACGATCTCCTGTAGCAAGAGTTGTTGAAGTTGCAGAAGTATTTCCATCACAAGCTGTATTAATTTCTGTAGCTGTTGCTGTAACTCCATCTAAAATATTTAACTCAGAAGCGGTTGAAGTAACACCATCAAGAATATTTAATTCAGCAGTTGTAACTGTTGCTCCATCTAATATCGCAACTTCAGTAGATGTTAATAAAGCTAATGCAGTAGCAGCACCTGACTGGCAGCTTGATAAAGCAGTCAGGTCAGCATCAGCAGCTTGTTTTGCATCTAATTGAGTTTGTATTGATGAAGTTACGCCATCAACATAATTAAGTTCAGTGGTTGTTAAAGTTGCACCATCAAGAATTGCTACCTCTGTAGAAGTTAAAGCAGCTAAAGCTGAAGCCGCTCCAGATTGGCAACTTGATAATGTTGTTAAATCAGCCGCTAAAGTTTGTGCTCCTAAAGAAGTCCTTGCAGTTGCACCAGATTCAAGAACAAAAGTTGAGCCATTTCCAACAATAATTCCACTATCAGTAGTAGCTAAACCAGCAATGTCAGACAACTGTTGGTCAAATGCTTGAATATTTGTGCCAATCACTAATCCAAGGGCTGTGCGTGCAGCAGAAGCACTTGTTGCACCTGTACCACCATTTGCTATTGCAAGAGTATTTGTAATAGAACTAGCACCTAAATCTACAGCCAACTCAGTTGACTCAATAACAAGACCACCATTTGACTTAAGATCTAAAGATAAAGTATTACCTGATTTATCTAATCCGTTGCCAGCTATGACCTGACCAGCACCAGAAAATTGTACAAAAGTTAGATTATTAGTTCCTACAACAGCACTTCCCTTATCAGAACTACAAACAAAAGCATTATCAGCATTGACAGTACCTTGCTCAACAAAAGCAAAAGCTCCAGCAGCGTCAACACCAGCAGCTAAATCATCAGTTCTTGCCCAAGTACTTGCTTTGCAAAGATACAGTCCGTTCTGAGAAGAAGTACTTTGATCTTTAACAAGAACTCTTTCATCAGCAGAAACCGCAACTCCATCAATAGTTTGAGTTCCAGAAAGTGTAATGTTTGCTGTAGTTGCAACTTTTACAGAATCTTTAATATCTAAACCTTGTGCAACACCATCTACATATCCTTTATTAGCAGCATCCCCATCGGCAGTAGGATCTGCTAATGATGTAATTTTTTGACTGTTTAAAGATACAGCACCATCAGGAGCAGTAAATTCATTTAATTTTAATAAATCAGCGGCAACCAAACTTCTGAATGTAGGAGCAGCGGCACTTCCAGTAGTAGGGCCAGCTAATATAATATTTGCGTTCTGTGTTGCTGTCTTACTTACAAAAGCTCCAGACCCACCAACAGTAATTATTGAACTTGCTTCATTACTTCCAGTATCACCAAAACCATAATATAATTTTAAATCTGCTTCATTAAAAGCTAATTCTGATGGAGATAAACTAGAAGGAGCCCCAGCCGAACCGCTGGCTGCTCTTTTCTTGATTCTTATAGTATTAGCCATAATTTAAAAGTTGCCCCCATTAACGAGTGTAAGTTTGGTAGTTGTATCATCTGCTTTAAATGTACCACTAGATTGGTGATAATACACTATAGAATTATCAACTGCATTATCTGAATTTATTGCAGTTGAAGCTCCTTGTGGCCCTGCTGTTTTTACAGTAACAACTCTTGTCTCACCATTAACAGTAACAGTATTTTTATTTTGAGTAATATTAATGTTGCTCATTAGATAGTAGTGTATCCCTCGCTTACAAATATATTACCTTCCAAATAATATTCTCGCTCGTTAGAGCCATTTAAAATTAAAACGTCATAAACTAATTCGTCTGGAGTGAATTGTAAAGTTTGGACATGGGTTAAACTCATAGAAAATTCACCATTAGTTCTGTTTGTGTAATCAATAGTAAAATCAGCATATTTACCAGTTCTATCTTTATTCCAGACTTGAGCGGCAATAGTAAAACCAGTTAAATTAACAGCAGCGTCAGTGCTGTCAGTTAGTCTAATTAATTCCTTATGATCTGATCTTCTTTGTACAGTAAAATCATAAGTTCCAGCAATAATGGCCATTAGCTTCCCTCAAGTGCAGCAACTTTAGTTTCTAATGTTTCTATCTTAGCAATTGCTTCTTGTAATGAAGCTACTAATAAAGGAACTAATTTTGATTGGTCTATTCCTTGATAAACTGGATTGCCATTACTATCAACATCATCTTTCACGCCAGTTACAGCTTCAGGGACTGCTGTTACTTCATGAGCAAGAAAGCCATCAACTGTCAATGAGCTATTATTTTTATAATTAAATCTATAAGTTTTTAAAGTTTTTAATCTTGTTATACCATCTGTTAGATCGACAATGTTATCCTTTAATCTATAATCAGAACCAGTATTATAAGCTGTTGTACTTCCGTTAGTTGTTATTGTACCTACACCGCCATTATTATAATTAAACTCAATCAAGCGACCTGTACTTCCAGTATCAGGTAAACCCGCAGCGGCAAGTCTATTAATATGCAAAACAGTACCCCAAGTAGTACCATTTTTTACTAAACTTAGTCCTTCAAATACATCACTTTTGTTAAAAAATACAGCACCTCTTGCAGTAAGAAAATGCTCAACATTAGAGCCATGCGAAATTAATGAGCCTCTAGTGTCTAGTGTTTCAGACCCAGTAGCATCAGCAGCGTCTCCACTTATGTGCCATCTTGAAGTGCTGTCTGTTTTAAATAATATATCGGCTGCTTCATCAGTATCAAGAATAAACTCCCCTGTACCTCTGTGTACTAATTCTGAAGATCCATTTGCACCAGCTCTTCTTTTAATTTGAAACCCACCACTAGTATAAGTTGTATCAGCAATAACGTTTATATTAGAATCTTGATCATTTAAACTATTAGTTTTTACACTAAAATTTGCTACACCCGAAGTTGGTATGACATCTAATAAGCCTTTAATAACAGTTCCATTAGTATTAAATAATGCTGTATTTACTGAATTATTAGAAACTCCTATAATATTTGTACCAGCTTTATAAAAACCTGTACTGGCTTGATTTGTAAAAGTATAACTTGGACTAGAAACAGACCCATCAGGACCAAAGAAATTTCCATTAACCAAACTTATAAATTCAACTCTATCAGACGCATTTGCTTTGTAGAAGGCCATGCGATCAGAGGATGTATTCGCATACCACATATAATTGTATTTAATTGTAGGTTCACTTCCATATCCGTTGTTTTGGCGTATTGCTTCAAAAAGATTATTTAAATCAGTACGGACATTTGCTCCTGTATCATTATCTACTACATAATCTGCTGGTTTTGTCATTTTACTTTCTTTTTTTAATTACTAGTTTAGCCTGAACCATAACCAAAAGCACTATATGTGAAATTTCTAGCTACAAAACTAGATCCATTTTTTACAGATACAACAAAATTACTTGTACTTACACTATCAATAGTAAAGAAATCACCCGATTGCATATTATTTAAATTTATAAAAACTACAGGATTAAAAGCTGATGTACTGCCACCAACAGCAGTAGTTCCTGTGAAGAATTTTTTTGCAAAAGTTACAGTAGTTGCACCACTTCCAGAACTTGTAAGAATACCATTTGTTGCACTTGCATTATCAATACTTCTTTCAGTTCTAGCTTTAAATATTAAATTTACACCTAATTCACTGATAGCAACGTTTTTATAACCACTATCATTTAAAACATCAATTTTAAAAGATATAGTTCTTGCAGTCATCTCTGTATTAGTAAAGGTTTCAAAACTTGTACTAGCTGTACCTGTTTGACTCTTGGCGACCTTAAATGTAACTGTTGCACTTTCCCCTGTTTCACCAGTACCAGTAAAATTACTTTCAGGCCAAGTGTCCATTAAGTCGGTGTAATCGTCCCATAAAGTAATTGTGGTAAATCCAGATTTTTTAATATGAGTTGTTACTTCAAATCTAAAAGCTCCACCAAGATCAAGGTCGTTGGCATTAAAAGTATAATTACCAGTATCAGATATACCACCAGAAACAAGATCTAAAGTGGCAAAAGTTTCTGTAGCAGTTGTAAGATTATCTACATTTGTAAGAGAATCAAAATTTGTTCCACTTGTAAGAATTAAAGCATTAAGAGAATTATCTTTAACCATATTTACTTTTGCACCAGAAAAAGCTGAATCTTCCCTTATAGATAAGGTTTTATCATCTCCAGAAACTAATTTATTAACAACAACAGAAGTTGCAGACGCAGACTCATTTCCATTAACATCAATAAATTTTAAAAGATATTCACCATTTTCATAATTATTTATGACAATTTCTGTAGAACTACCGTCAACATCTTTTAAAAAAGTTGAACTTAAGTAAGACCCCGAACCATCAGTACTTGGATGAAATTTTACTCTTACTAATCCACCATTTAAAACATCAAAATCTTCAGATGAATCAAAAGTTAAAATTAAATTTAAACCACTTTCTACACCCCTTAAATTTTGGACATTCCCTATAGAAGAATTAACGATACCAGAAGCTACAAAATTTTCTTTTGAGGCTCTTACGCTTTTAACATTATTGGCATTAACAGATCTCAGTTCAAATTCATATAAACCAGCAGGATTATCATTAATAATAAATTGATTAACATTTTGAAAGTTTACAAATGGTCCGTTCCCACTTTGTTTGTAACTGATTTGATATTTTGCAGCCCCATTAACATATCCAAAATCTAAAACAAGCCGACTTGTTGCTCTTCCATTAACAACTATTAATTCCTCTTTTATACTTATTATTGGTGGTGGTTCTAATTCATCTAATAGAGTTGTTGGATCTCTTCCGATTCCTTTTCCTAAATCTAAAGTATCTATAAAAGTATATTTTTGATCGTCATAAACAATAGCGGTAATAGAAAAAGTAAAATTAGAATTTTGTTTAATATTCGAGACCCTATATTTTCTATGTTGTATATTGCCAGTTTTTACCGCCCAAATCGTTCCCGCTTGCGGTAATGGATTTAAAGCTGAAGATAATGTTACTGTGCTTCCACTTACTGCTGATATTGTTTTTTCTTGTAGTCCTCCGTTTTTATCAATAACAAAAAAATTATCTCCTACTACTCCAACTGTTGTATTGGTGCTATCGTCTACTACTAAAACTGTTGAACTTGTTACTGATTTTATTCTTCCACTTGCTCTAAAAGTTTCTTTTAATCTGTCAGCAATTTTGATTATCATAAAAGGTTCTAATATTGACGCAGCTTCTAAAGAACAGTCAAAATTAACGACTTCACTTTCAAGTAAGTTTGTATATAAAACTGATCGCCCGAGCCTTATAGCTTGCGATCTATCTGTTGTATATAAAGCTTGAACATTGGTTTGATTTAATCCATATTTACTTTCGTCTTGAAAATTAGAAACTTGTGGTATTCCTTCACAACTTACAGAAACTTGATCTAATTCTTGAATACTATTATTAAAGTAAGCTACATTAACTTGAGTAAATTTTTTATCTTTATCTAATCCTGAATAATTAAACTTGCCATCTACTACATTTGCATTAGTAAACAAATAAGATGTAACTGTTTCAGCTTTATCTAAAGCAATTTTTATAGAGCCATTTTTATAATAAACAGTAGCCCTCATAAGACCAGCTATTTGTTTTATAAGATCTAATGCTTTGCGTCTTTGATTTATTACGCCATTAAATGAATATCTTGGAGTATCTTCACCTGTAATTGGTGTTGAACAATATTGACTAGCAGCGAAAAAGGATGCCTTATCTATCTTGGTTTCTTCTATATTTAAACCATAATCTTCAGTAAGAAGTGCATATAAAATCCAAGCTGGATCTGTTGTCCATCGCTTTTTTGTGACATCATTATTTGTATTAACAAAAGTATATCCTGTGGGGTAAAGTATTCTCCCATTTGTATTATTTATAGGTACAGTTCCGTCATTTGTTCCCATCGGAACTTTTACTTTTATTCCTCTTATTTTGTACATTCTTTGAGGAATACTCGGAAACTGTTCCGCTGAATAACGTAAGCCTATATATGCAGATTTAGGAAATGTTGCAGTTGTTGGATTAGCAGGGATTAAACTTTGCAATCTGGCAAAAGAAAACTCAGTAAATCTTCTACTTCCTTCCTCATAAACATTTTTTCTTACTGTTTCTCGACCTTGTTTTAAATCTGCAAAAGGGTTTCTTCCCAAAGAATTATTTGACCTAAATTCAAGATCTTTTCTTAAAACTGCTACCTCTAAAGGAAAATTGTCAGCTATTGCCTGATCACTATTTCTATAAGCTGCTGGAATTTGAATTTGGTAATCTCTGGCATAAGTACCAACTGAAATCGCAGCTAAACCTTGTTCAAAACGTGCTATCTCAACCCCATCTTTGTTACTAACTCTAATAAATATATGGACCGCTCCAGCGTCAGGACTTACTACAGGATCTGGAAGGCTTCTAGCAAGTGGAGCAAACTCACCCTCAGTAATGATTAAACCCTGAGAACTTCCATCAAAAGGATGTAGCTGTCTTAAACTTGCCCAACTTAAAGTGACTATTATATGAGTAGGAGTATCGTTAACATTTTGCCCTGCTTGAACTGTGCCAGTAATTTTATTTGCTTCCATATTCCTATTATTTTTAACAATAGCTGGAGTTAAAGTTTCAGACCTTCTTAAGGTATCTATTCCTGTCATTATTTGTTGATTATCTGCTCCAACTCTTAAAGCAAGAGATGTATTGATAATAGTTTCATCATTATCTAAATTTCTTATGGCTCTACCATTTAAAAAAATATCTTGTTGAGCTAATTGTAAATATTCTCTTTCGTCAGGAGTAAGGGTTTCTATGTTATTTGATGGCGATGGACCTAAAAGTGAAGTTGGAATTGCTTTACCGTTAGCCGATGGAGTGGCAAAACCTTCAATCTCAGCACCATCACAAACTAAGTCTAAAAAAGTAAAGTATTGTACTGCTCTTATAAAATTATCAGGTAACTCTTCACTTAGACCCATTTGGTCAACGAGTCTAGAATAGCTATTAATTTCTCTTGCCATAATTTATTTCATTTATATATTTCTTACTTCTACTGTATCAGCAGCAGCACTTATGACCACTGAGCCTACTAAAAATTCACCAAAAATTAAAGGGGCAGCACCTCCAGATTTTGTAGTGTTTGCAGTAGCTCCACTAATAAAAGAATTTATTTCTGGATCACTTTGCACTTCATTACTTGAGGGCGGAGTTGGGGCCAGTAAATCAGATAAGAAGCTTATACCACCGACAACAAGAGCAGATTTTAAAGCAGCCATAGAGGTCATAGTCGTATTAAAAAAACCAGCAAATAAAGTACCTAAAAAAGGTAAGAAAAAGTTTCCACTTACAACAGGAATTACTTTTATATCGCCTTCTCCTTGAATAACTAAATTCTTAAAAGTAATATCAACATCATTCATAACAACGCTGTAATAAGCTTCACTTAAGTGTTGCTGACAGTTGGGGTAGTTTACTTTTATAAAACTATAAACCTGATCCACATTGGAAACATTAGCTTCAAATTCTTTTACTCTAGATAATTTTCTTAAAGGACCGTAAAGTTTTATTTTTCTAATCATAATTCTGTCTCCTCATAGTGCCAATTATCGTCTTGTATTGAATAAATATACCAATCCAACATATAAAGCTTACAGTTGTTAATATCCGCTTCTGAGGGATCTGCACTACCTTCCACATGAGAATGTAAGACTGCGAGTATATCAGCACCACTATCTTCGCACGCTGCATAATCTAAAGGATCTATTGCAAACGTAATTTCTTCATCTACATGAGAAGCAATATTTTTACAAGGATAAAAAAATTCATCACCTTCTTTTTCTATTAAAAAGCCACACCCTTCTGCTGGTTTGCAATCTATAAAATGTTTTTTAGCATCTTCTTTCCAAGTCATACGAAAACAAAAGTACCTGTAGCTGGGAATCTATCTTTAGTGATTTGTTTTCTAGGTAAAAACAAATCTTCAAAATCTATGGAGTTAACAAGTTCAAAAGTACAAACCTCATTATTTTCTATAACTTTTTTATTAATTTGAAATTCTTGTCTTTCTAGTTCCATATTAGGGTTAGGAGAACCATAAGGGTTATTATTATTTAAAAAATTTTCCGCATCTAAAAATTGAGCCATAGTTCTAAGTCTAGTAACAGTTGCTTTTTGCAAATCATTAAAAGGTGTAACTTGATTAACAAGTTCTAAAATTGTAGAAAAGTTACTAATAGTATTAGCAAAAGTAAGTGTAGGTCTTGCCATAACTGTATTATCACCAGTTTCAAAACCTTCTGCTTGACAAGCTATAGCCGTATAAATGTTGTCTTGCCATTGAATATTTGTATTTATCCCATTAGTGCCATTATGAAATCTATAAAAAATAGTTGGACTTGATTCTGTTGAACTGTAATGCAAGTCAACTTTTAACTTTAATTCAAATAATTCAATAATTGAAATATTTTCTAATTTTTGTAGTTGTTCAATTGGTTGTGTTAATTGGTCAACTGGAACAATTGTCATGGCTGAAACACCTCCTCAAATGTTGCTGATATAGTAACCCTATTCAAATAAGTATTTGTTCTAGAATATTGATCACAAACAAATGTTCTTGCTGTGCTTGTAGCTGGTGGGGTGAACGTAAAACTTTGACTTAATTTTGCTCTTGCATCAAAAAAATCTAAAATCTTATCACCATCAGCAAGAGAAACATTAAAATTTAAACTGTAAGATTTAGGATTTTGATTCAGGCCAAACGTATTACGTGACTTGAAGCCATCCCCAAATTCCACTGTGATGATTTTTGGATTAGCAGTTTCAGTAGAATTATAAGAAGGAGTTGTAGCCCCTGCGGTAGTACCAAGTGTTGAATCGTCAAATGTAGACATTATGCTAATAAACCTCCACTACGTTTTTGTTTTATTATCTCTGATTGGATAACACCAGCAAGTGATTCTCCAAATTGTTGGCCATCAGCATCCCCTTGAACAGAAGAGCCTGAAGCATCAACACTAATACTAATGTTGTTTGTAATAGAAGAACCACCAATATCTTGATTTGGAACAACACTACCAGCAGAACGTGGAACAAAAAGTTCTGGGCCTCTTTCACCTACAACTGAGATTTTATTAACAGGTGGCTGACCACCATTTGCAAACAGTCCTCCAAGAATACCTCCAAGAAATCCTCCAAGTCCTTTCTTCTCTCCACCAGTTGAACCCGCACCAAAAGCCTCTCCAAAGCCACCAATAAGCTTGTCTATCTGTGCGTCAAGTATTTTGTCTCTTATACGGTTCAAGACCCCTGACATTGCCTCTCCGAATGACTTAGCACCAGTTATGGCATCCCTAAGATTGTTTTTAATACTGCCTTCGATTTCTTCGCCTACAGCAGTCATTTTTTCTTTTAGTTTATCTGTTGCCACTTCTTGTTTTTTTATAAGCTCTTCAGACTTTTTATGTTCTTCATTTTGTTTTTTCTTTGTTTCAGTGATTTTTTCTTCCGAAGCAAGAGTGTTTAACCTTCCTTGTAACATTCTCAATTCTGCTTGTTCTCCTTCTAAGCGTTTTTTGATGTGACCTGCTCTTTTTTTATTTGTGCTTTCAAGTTGTTTTTCTAAGGCTTTAACAACTTTTTCTTGTTCTTTAAAAGCATTAGTCACATCTTCCTGACCACCTTCATTAATTAAGTCTTGAAACTCTTTTGCTTCTCTTTTTGCTTTCATAAATGCAGTTGCCAAGCCACCGACAATCAAAACAAATGCACCTATTCCAGATGTCAACATTGCTATTTTTAAAGCTCCAAGAGCAAGAGTTGTTTTTCCAATACCAGCAGCCGCTAACAATGAAGCCGCTTGCATACCTGTAAAACCAGAAGAGGCAATAAGACTTGTAACTCCTACAGCATTAATCTTAATTAGTAAGGCTGAAAACGCAGCAGTGGCCAAAGGTATGGCAACAGACAAAAGCTTTACTGCTACAGCTATTTTTGTAATTAATATTGCAGCCTGACCAGCATCAGTTTTGACAAATTCAGTAATTGAATTAATTAGTTGGGTCAGTTGTTTCGTTACACCTTCTACTGCTGGCCTTAATTCGTTACCAAATGCCTTTGAAAGATCATGCGTTGCGTTACTGAAATC